CAATATTATAAAAGATGGCGCGAACGCCGGTTGCGGAAATACTGCGTGGAGTGTGCCGTCAAGATCTGCCAAAACAGCAATTGGGACTTCAACTATGTCATCGACCAATTACATTATTACCTTACGGGACCACATAATGAAGAGAAGCGTCCTTGACCTTGCATGCCGGAAGCATCACCGGTACCGAAAACTTCACCCGGCTCACAGAACTGCTGCCTTCGGTATGCGAACGTGAGGCATCCCCTCCGATTACGCAAGCCAATACATTCACTCTCCCACTGCTGTCTTTGGCGTCCTCTACAGACACGGTCAGGTCAAACTCTATATCGGTGATCTGCCGATATCCTTCTTTTGTATTAAAGGCTTTCGATTCCTCATTATTCTTATATGGCGTAGCCGGATTGACCACCGCATCCTTATCTTTATACATTGTGTTCAGCTCATCCACCGCATCGATAATTTGCGCTATCGTGCTTTTCACAAATTCTTTCAGTTCCATTATAAAAAGGGCGAACCCCTTATCAACGCGTGCCCAAAGGTTCGACGAGACCTTAACCCGACTGGATACGGATTACGCATTGAAAAGGGGTTCATGTTGTACGTTGGTTGATTGGGCACCGCAAATGTAAAAACTTATTTCAATACAGCCAAAGAACTGTTTGAAAAACAGCCCCTCCGTGGTTGAAGGAACGGGAAAACAACCCTATTCCGCTTTTTGGGTCCCATCCCGTTTGCGAGTGTGCGAGCAAACGGGATGGGCGGCGGATTCCGCCCTCCCTTACAATCTGCCTTCATCGTTATAACTGTAATATCCGTTATCCGTAAAAATCAGGTGGTCTAACAAGTGAATGTTAACCGTTTTACCTGCCTTTTTAAGTGATTCCGTCAAATTATCATCCTCTCGGCTCGGTTGTGTGTTTCCGCTCGGGTAGTTGTGACATAGTATCATGGTTGTGGCATTGCATTTCAACGCTTCACACAAGATAACCCGAACATCTACCAATGCAGAAGAAATTCCGCCTACTGAAACACGCTGTTTGCGGATAATTTTACAAGATTGATTCAAAAAAATCACCCAAGTTTCTTCTACTCTCAAATCTGAAAGGAACGGTTTCAATGCATTGTATATATCAAGCGAACAACGTATGGTTATCCGTTTTGTTTTGCGTTCTTGGATTCGCTTGTACAATTCGATAACAGCCAGTGCCATTTCTCGTCGTGCGGGTGTCAGCTTGTCGCAAATATCCTCAATGTTCAAATCATCGCCACGGTAGAACATCTCACCGACTTCGTTAGCGGTTTCTTTATTGTTAGTCAACTGATAAATCACTTCGCTGTCTGACAAGTGGCGGCATTCGCCACACATTTCAAATAAATCTCTCATAGTTCTTATATATTAGATGTTTAACGTAATAATGTCCTGCCTAAAAACAAGCCTCCTAAAACCTGTGCGCCAAACGATTCAAGCATACAGGCAAAACGGGCGTATGAATAACCTTGTGTAATGATGTCATCGAAAACAACCACCTTTTTTCCCTTGAAAAATTCCTTATCAAAATTGATAATCTCTACATTGCTGACCGTTTTAGACGATTTTGTTTCGTGGATTGCCAAACGGCTTCCCTCTATGCTGATAGCATGGTAAGCGTTAGCGGTGCCAGCCAAACGGCAAACTTCATCCGAAAAACTGCGGTATCTGATTTCGTTTTTCTGTGCGCTGCTTGCCGGAATGCAAGCAAAAACGATGTTCTGCGTGTCCTGCCCAAACACTTCACGGAGTTTTCTCGCTACGATTTCAGCGGCTTCATGAGTAAATTTCCCGTCTTTAAATCCCCAAATAAACTTTCTGATTTTCCATTCTCTGGGATTCGCTTCGTATTTGGTCGGCAAATAATCGAAAAAAGAAAACATATATTTCCGACATTGTTCTATCCATTTTTTATTTACTTTTTTCATGGCATTTGAAATTTATTCTTGAACCTTGAGCCATCGGGTGTGAGCCTTTTAAATTCTCCGTTTCCCGGAACGACTTTTTTTTATTCCGTCGCCTGTCGCGCACGGTATGTTTCGCCTTTTGATGCCACTTTAACCAGACAAGAAGGATGTTTTATCAGCAAGGTTTCTGCTAAAACCGGAGGCTTGAATACTACCCAAAGGGTGGAGATTTTTTAGAGAACATCGCCTGACCTTGCAAGACAGACTCTTGTCATACCTTTGTGGCACAAAAGGCGATATATCGTGTCCGATTACGGTAAAGGTCAAAAAGGAGTTACGGAAGAGAAACGGAGATAAAAAACGAAACAGAAAGCGGCAGCTTTCTACCTTGTAGCGCGAAAAATCCGTGCGGCAAAGCCGGTCTGAACCGCTGATTGGTCAGGAAATGTCAGACCGCCGTGCCGCACGGATTTTTCGCGTCCCTCCTGTCCATCGGGTAGAGTACAACCAAAATTTGGGGTGTTTTTATACAAAAAAATCATTCATAAAAGAAATAATACAATGAGAATCAGAAAGAAAACCTCATTTTGCCGCCCGAAAGGCGGCAAAATGACGCTCCGAAGCCCGAGCCGCGCCGTTGGGGGATTGCGATTGCAAGCCGTCGACCAGTTCGGAAATATGACGAAATATCGTTACAAATAATTCGAAGCCCACCAGCTGGAGCAAGCCGTCCCACCTTGCGTGGCATCTCCGTTAGGGAACGAAGAAAGCCCGACCATCCATCACGGACAGCCGGGCTGAACAAAAACATGGAAAGAAAGCTGTGCTATTACAAGTAGGCTGCCCCGCTCACCTTGCTGCGGCTCTGCCACATACGCACCACTTCGGGACGCAGCACGAAATACTTCAGCGCGTCGGTCAGGTTGGTGCTCTCACGGGGCAGGCGGTGTACGGGCAGCTTGTCGCCGGTCTTCTCCTTGACTATCTGCGTGGTGTTGTCGCGCTCGTTCACCTTCGCCTTGGTGCGGGTCACCTCCATCTCGCTCTTCAGGTTGGGGCAGTTGTGCTGGTCGATGAGCAGGGTGTAGAGCTGGCGGGCGAGGTTGCCCGGCAGCAGGTCCATGAAGAACCGGTACTCGAGGTTGCTCGATATGTTGCCCTGCCCCAACGACATGAGCTGCACCGTCCAGCCCGTGCGCCGCCCTTCGGCATCGATCTCGATGGCTTTCTTTATCTGGCTTGCCATGTCGGTGCTGACACGCTTGTAGTTGTTCATCGAGCGGTCGTAGTAGAGCTTGAGCAGCTTGCGGCGGTGGGGCTTGAAGTAGGCGAGGAACTTGTCGGCCAGGTCGCGCACGTTCTGCGGGGGCAGGGTGTACAGCTCCTTGAGGATGCGCATCACGCGTCCCGCCTGCTGCCCGAACACCATGCTGAGCATGTTGCCGGCGTCCATGCCTGCCTCCAGCGGACGCCCCGGGTCGAGGTAGCGCAGCACGGTGCAGTCCTGCTCCCAGCCGAAGGGGTGCTGCTCGATGACCTCGTTCAGGAACCCGTCGGCATAGAAGTTCTTCATCGACAGGTTGCAGTAGAACATCTGCGAGGCTTCGAGCTTGGGGATGACCGAGAGGATGTTGCATGCCGCGCCCTCCAGCCCTTCGGCAAACTCGTCGTTGAACCAGTCCTCACCCAGGATGTCGACGTTGACATACGAGGACGAGATGAAGAAGAACGACACGCCGCGGCGGGTCTTCACCCACCGCCGTTCCCACCGCTCCATGGTGCGCCGTGCCAGCATCATCTGGCGTTCGGCATCCGCTAGGGCGGAGCGCACGGCAGGGTCGGTGCGCGCGTCCGCCTTCAGGCTGTTGTATTCCTGAAGCCGTGACAGGTATTCGCGCTTGGTGTCGTTGTAGACGAAGCCGGCACGGAGGGCGAGCAGGATGCGCTGTTTGTCGTTCTGCCGGGCGAGCTTCAATATCCAGTCGTACTCGCCCAGGTGGTTGGGGTTGGGCATGTCGGTGGTGAGCGTGCGGCTGCGGTACCACACCGAGTCACCGTACTTCACCCGGAAGCCGCGCACCGCCTTCAGCAGGTTGGTGAACTTCTCTTCGGGGAAATACTTCACCTCGTCGCCGAACACGCCCACGTAGGAGCGTCCCGCGCCGATGGCTGCACGGTCGAGCGAGATGAAGGTGAAGTTGAACCCGGTATAGAACACCATGGTGTTGCGCCAGTCGGTGCAGACGTTGTACATGCGCTGTTTCCATTCCCGTGGCGGCTCCTTATTAATAACAAAGTGTACGTCGGGTATCCAGCCCAAAAGCGAAAGCCCGTCGATGAGCGAGGGGATGACGTTCTTGTGTAGGTCGCTGTAGGTGTCCGCCACCCATGCGAAGGGTGCTCCGGGGCAGTCGTGTGCCACCTCCTGCACCCGTTCCGCCAATACCTGCACCGTCTTGGCACTGGCACGCCCGGCAATCCAGTACAGGCTCCAGGGCTGCATCACGGCGATGAGCTGCGCCATCCAGTTGGCATAGCGCACCTCTACGTCATTCGTAATCCTTAGTTTTCTCTTGCGTGTCATCGAGCATTTCTTCAAAATTAATGTCTTCTATGTTGGCATCCCGGCGCAGGCGCACCTTCTCGCCTTCGGGCAGGTCCTGCATCTGGTCGATCTGCCGTGCCAGGTTCTGGCGATTTGCCGCCGGAAGCCCTACCGATTCGGGGCTGAGGTCGTACCACTTGATAGGCTTCTCGTCCACCTGCTTCAGCTTCACGGGGTCGGACTTGTCGAGCTGCTTCACCTTGGCGGCCTGCACCAGCAGGTTGCCGTACACCTCCATGTCTTTTGCCGAGGTGGCGTTCTGCAGCACGGCGAGGGCTGCCTTCTGCAGGTTGTCGAAGAGGATGCTGCGGTAAGCATCGTTTTCCACCGTGTCGTTCAGGTAGAACAGGTTGAGGGCTTCGGCGTACATCTGCCGCGCCCTGCCCCGCTCCACGCAGAACGGCTTGTGCATCAGGAAAGCGATGGCATTGTCCTTGCCGTACTTGCGGTGGATGCCCACCAGGGCGTAAAGGGCGTTGTAGTAGTCCAGTTCTTCGGCGGTCAGCTCCAGGGTGCAGCCGCTGGCAAGGTAGTCTTGTAAGGTTTCGTAGTGGGATTTTTCGAACATGTCGGCTATTTACGATTTACTATTTAGCTATTTACGATTTACTATTTAGATTACCCGATATCATCGAAGAATATCTTGTTGATGCTGTTTTTATAACCTATCGATTTGCGGAACTTGTCAAACCGCTGTGCCTGTGTCACGTTCTCTCCGGTCTGTGCAGCGGCGGACATTGATAGCCCCTCTTTGGCTTGCTGGAGCAGCTGACCCCGGTCGTAGTGGTACTTCAGCGGACTGCCTATGAGGTGGAAGTACCATAGGAAGTCCTTCTGCGGTATCTTGTAGTACATGGCAATCTGTTCGGGGCGGTAGCCGATTCCGGCGAGCCGTTCGTATTCGTCAATGTCGATTTGCGACATCCATTCTGGACTGTCATGCCAGCGGTCGTATCCGGTCACTTCTGAATTCATAGACTTTTTTGTTTTTAAGGAATACATATTGCTCTATCATCGCATTCTCACCGTAGTTGCCTGACCCTTCGACGACGAAATACCCTTGCGGAGTATCGATGCAAGCCACCTTTTTGTGGCTCCATGACCATGTAAGGGTAATTACACCTTTATGGTTTAAATCAACCAATCGGGCAAACACCTTCGGCATACGGAACTTGAGTGTCTCGGAAACGTGCAGGTGGATGTCGCCCAACATGCCTTTGTCACGCCAGCGCAACAAGGCATTGATGATTCTTTCGTTGGTGGAATAGGTCGCAATGTATAACCGGTTGATATGGCCTGTCTGCCTGAACAGGTAAACGATAAAGGTAAATGCGGTAAAACTCTTCTGCGTCTCGATAAAGAATATCTCGTTTTCTTCAGGAAGCCGACCGCACAGTTCACGCAGACTGTCAAGTTTAAACGTGAGTAAGGACTCAAACCTCTGTGAATAGAAGCAAGAGTCCATCATCTCACGTTTTAATTCATCCAACGAAAAGTAATACCCCATATCAATACGAATTTTCATTCCAATAGTCTCAGGATGTCTGCCCGTTCTTTCTCGTAGCCTGCCAGCCGTTCGCGGCGCACGGCGTCGAGGTGGGGCTTGTCACCCTTTGCCAGTTCGCTTTTCACGCGCCAGATGTTCATCTCCACCTGCCGCAGCCGTGTCATCAGCTTCTTGACCGGCATGTTCACCAGCTTTTTGCGGCGGCGGAACTCGGCGAAGGCGGGATGCTTGCCCAACAGCGAGCCGTGTTCTTGGTACCACGTTAGCTCTTGCCAGATAAGGCGGTTGTCGATGTAGTTGTCTACCAGCTCGCCCGCCGTCTCGGCGCATTCCGCCAGTCCGGCACATCCGCGCAGCTTCTGATGCAGGCGGACGTAAGCCCGGTACTTGGTGAACTTGCGGCTGGCAAGGGCTTCCAGCTCCATGGGGCATCCGGGCTTGTCGAGAAACGGGAACTCGTCGCGGAAGCTCAGGTTTTTTTCTCCGGCATCCGCTCTTCATAGCTCGCAGGGCGACTTGTCGGGAAAGCGTTTCTCCAGGAACTTCTCCAGCCACGGGCTGTAACCGCTGCGGGCGTTGTTCATGAACACCTTGTTCTGTAACAGCCGCTCCACGTACTTCTCATCGGGTGCCTTGCTTACCACCGGCAAGAGGAAGGGGTCGGTCTTCCAGTCCAGACGGACGGGGTGCACCGTGTTGCACTGGTTGAAGTAAAGCGAGGTGAAGAGCGTGCCTTCCGTGGCTTTGGGGTCATCGGCAGGCAAGTACGCCGCCAGCCGTTCTTTCTCAAACCATAGGGGCGTATGGGTGCCGTAGTTCAGCGCAGGCAAGCCCGATTCGGCGAGCAGTTCCATCGTGTGGCGCATCGCGGCGCGGTAGTGCCCGCTGTAGGATTCGGGGCGGAGCGGTCCCAGTACCTTGGGAATACGGATGTGCTCCAGCCCGACGGGGTTCATCAGGTAGATGTCGTCGTTGGTCCAGATGAAGCCGCCGGTCACTTCCGGGCTCTCCTGTGCCGTCCACAGCTTGTGCAGGGTGTCCACGCTGGGGATGTCCGAGCAGCGGGGGCACTCGATGAGGGTCAGGTTCTCGCCGTCCATCCATTCTTCGGCATCGCCGATAATGACGATGCGGAAGGGAAAGCGCGCGTTCTGGTACCACGAGCGCAAGGCGAAGAGCAGCTCGTTGCCCTGCGCATATTCCTTGCAATACGGAATGACCACCGAGACGCATGCGGTCCCGGCGGTCTTCATATTGGCGGCATCCTGCACCGGTGCGGCTGGCAGGGGTGCAGGGTTCTCTACAGGTTTCTTTTGGGTTGTCATACGCCCCCTCCTTGCGAGCTTTCGGCGCCGGTCAGACCCAGCACGGTGTTAATCGTGTCGTCGTCCGTCAGCGGGATGAGCGACTTGGCGATGACGCCCAGCGTGTCGCCGCGCAACGAGCTGGCCAGGTTGATGGTCGTCTTGTTGGCTTCGTTGTTGTCCTGCCCTTCGGCGGTGGACATCTTCAGCGGGGTGCAGGGCGTGCCGGCAATCTTGCAGTCATCGCCCGTACAGTTGATGACGATGGCGCCCATGTTCTCGTTGACGTTGTTGTTCAGGAACTCTTTGAACTCCACCTCGCTGCCCGGATGTTCGAAGTCCACGTGTTGGATGAAGCCACGTGCGTCGTCGTCGCCCTCGGCGGTGTCGTAGATGTTGATGGTGCTCTGCGTGGCATAGACGCCGATGGGCTTCTTTTCTGCCTGAAGGGCAAAGGCCGTGACGCGCACACCCTTCTCGTCTTTGGTGAAGGTCTTTACATCGTCCCAGCGAAAAAGGTAGATGTAGTTCTTTTTGCCCGTTGCCCGTCCGGCGTTGTTGCTCTTGCGGGGTACGGATATGAATGCATATTCTCCTGACATAATAATGTGATTTACAATTTGACTATTTACTGCTATTTAGCGATTACACGCCGCCTCCCTGCGAAGACTGTTGGGATTCGGATTCCTCTTCGGGCGGGATGTAGGCGAAGATGGCTTCGGCGAGCCAGAAACCGCAGGCTTCCCACCACTCGGCGAAGATCTTCACATCGTAGTTCAACGCCTGGATGAAGATGCGGGAGCGTTGCGGATCTCTCGACATCAGGTGCTTGAAGTTCTCTTTCGGCGTGATGAAGAAGACACCGGTACCGCGCATTCCTTCCAACGGTGCAAACGTGAATCTGGAAAAGTCGATTTTCACCTTCTCTCCGTCCTGGTTCTTCAGCCAGGGGTACTTCTCGCGGTAGGCGCGGCTGTACTTGATGACCAGGTCCGGGTCGGCGTGAACGAACATTGTCTTGTTGCGGTAGAGGGGCTTCACCTGGTCTACCGCCTTGTCTATCTGTGCCAGCAAGGCTTCACCGTCCGTGCTCAAGGTTTCGCCGTCGAGCAGCCAGGTTACCTTGTCATTCTCAGCGGCCTTCAACGCCTTCAGTTGGGTCACGTAGCCGTCCATGCAGTCGAGTGCGTCGGAGGCAGCATCGCCATCATCCGTGGCTTCCGACTCTTTGAACACACCCACTGCCAGCGCCTGTTCGCGTTCTTCATCCAACTTGGGGATGATGAGCTGGTAGATGATGTAGCGCACGATGGGCATGTCTTCCGGCTTCAGGTTCTCATCGTAGAGGTAACCCAATACATCCTCCATGATGTCGCTCGGCGTGATGGGTACATTGATTTTGCACTTGAAGTTCTTGATGGTGAGCGGCGTGAACGTGCTCTTTCCCTTGGGCGTCCACTTCGGAACGAACTGCTGCAGCACACTGGTGATGGCGGCTTGCGTAGCGCGCACCTCGGTCTTGTCCGTCACGATAGTGCTCATGTAGCGGATGGATTCGGTGGTACCCACCAAGTCCTTCATAATCTGCATGCGCTCGCTGCTGACGTACTTGCCGAACTCTTTCTGAAGCTCGGTGGTGTCGATGGTGGTGTTGCCGCTGTAGGCAGCCCCCTTGAATGCCGCATCGAGCCACTGGTTGTGCGCCAGGCTCATGTCGGGCTTGAATTTCTTTGCCATACCTTTATCATTATCGTCCGTCACCTGTTCGCCGGCATCGGCTGCAGGCTCTTTACTCAGGCGCTCGATGGTCTTGTCCCGCTCTTCGAGCAGGGCTTTCATCTGCTTTTCGGATTCCTGAAGCGCCTTGATGCGCTCCATCAGCCGGACGTTGCTCTCGCGTTCGTCTTCCAGCTGTGCCTGCACTTCGCCGGTCACGGCACTTTCGGCTGCCGCACCGTCTTTCTCAAACTCCGCCAAGTCTTTCTTAAACGACTCGACAAACTTCTCACCGTACTTCTGCTTCAGCTGCTCTTCTTGCACCGACAGCAGAACGGACTTGCCGTTCTTGTCTTTGGCGAAAGCCGAGATGCCCAGAAAGGCGAGAACCACACTCATTACTTTTCCAAACATAGCTTATTCAATTAAGAATTAATAATTAACAATTAATAATTGGCTCCCATATAGTCGTCGATGCACATCTGCGCCGACAGCTCGCGGCTCCGTTCGGCAGCCTGCGCCAGCGTTCCTACCGCATCTGCCAGCCCCGTGCGGACGGCATCACGGGCGTAGAACATGCGTCCGCGCAGCACGCCTTCGGTGTCCGCCTTCAAGCGTGTACCCCGGTTGCGCTTCACGTTCTCTTGGAAGTCGCGCGCCAGCGGGTCAAGCTCTTCGTCGCGTATCTTGGCATACTCGCCCTTCTTTGCCGCCTCGAACGGGGCGTTCTTGTAATCCGACAGGTTGCTGTAGATGGTGTGCACCTTGATGCCCTCGTTCTCGTAATACTTGGCATAGTCGGCAAAGCTCATCATCACGCCGATGCTGCCAAACTCGGCATCGATGTCGTTGTCTGCCAGTATCTCGTTGCAGTAGCTTGCCACGTAGTAGGCGGCGGAAGCGCACAGGCTGCAGCTCGCCACCACTGCCTTGCGCGCCGACTGCGCCTGGCGGATGGCATCTGCCAGCGGGGCGATGGCATCCACGCTGCCGCCGCCCGAATCGATGTCGAGAACGATAGAGGAAATGTTTTTGGATGCTGCCGCCTCACGGATAACGGAGGCGATTTCGGTAGTGCCGTAGCTGCACATCGTGCCGTACTTCAGCATGGTGCCGCGCAGGGGGATGACTGCCGTGCTGCCCTCGGGCGCATCGGCAAACGAATTGCCACGCTTCATCAGCCGCCCTTCGTGCTCCAGCATCACCGGAACGGGCTGGCTTTCAGACAGCGGCTTGCCGTCTGCCAGCGAAGCGTCGCGCGACAACAGCCGCTGCACCAGGAGCAAGTTTGCTTCCGCCTCGCGGAAGGAGATGAACCACTTGCCCCGGCACACCGCACTGTATAGAAATGAGAAAACCATTGTTACACCTTTGAAAACTAATACCTATTAATAACCGGATACAAAGGTACAACGGTATCAACCCGTCAAAAGGACGAATAAACCTTGGCTGGCTCGGGGCTGTCGCGCTTGAAAGTGAGTGAAAGTGTCGCAGGAGTGCCGCTCAGTTCGGTGTTGACCTGTACCGGGAACTCATCGCTCCCCACCACCCGGCGCTCGCCGTTGGTGAAGTCGAGCAGCACCAGCCCGGCTTCGGCGAAAAGCGTGCGGAGTCCGTTCAATTCCGCCGAACTTGTGTCGGTTACTACGGCTTCGAGTTCTTGTTCTATGGGAGAACCCGCTTCTCCGGTCTCGTCGTATTCGGCAGACGAAACAGGTACCGGCGTGAAGGTGCCCCGCACTCCGATGTCCGGACTGCCCGGAAAGTTGCGCACCGTGGCTTGGCTCAGCGGAAGGAACGCCAGCCCGCAGACGGACGCGCGTTTGTCGTTTCGGTTCATTTTTACTTAAAGTTTAAGAGTTAAAATACGAGTTTCGGCGGTTTTCACTTAGAATTTAATAGGTTAAACAGTGTTAAGGGAATAACGAAAGCTGGATATCCCTGTCTACCTCCTTCACCATGCGCTGGCGGTTGCGGTAGTCGTACTTCTTCACCGCATCGTAGTTGATGGCGTTGTTCTTGATGTTGTAGGCGTAGAGGAAGGCGCGGATGATGCGGTCCTGCTTGTAGCCCTTCTCGTATCCGGCAATGAAGTATTCGCGGATGCGGATGCGGTAGGATGCCTCGATGTATTCGCGCAGCATCCGCTGTTTCCATTCGGGGATGTAGATGAAGTTCTCCTGAAAGATGAAATGGTTCCACTCCTGTACCGGCAAGACAAGCGTGACGGGATGCTCCTTGATTGCCTGTTTGGGCGGCCGGTCGCTCACGGTAATCATCGACTGGATAAGCTTGCCCAGGTCGTTTGCGGCGGTAACGGTTATGGCTTCTTCGCCACGCGGCGTGCCGAACTCGTGGTACAGGTAGTCGTGTAAATGTGGCGGAAGTTCTATGATAACTTGAGGTTTCATGCGTTAAGGATTTGATTAATGCAAAGATACGAAATATGTGGCAATGTGGCAATGTGCCAATGTGGGAATGTGCCAATGTGCATTATTCATTAGCACATTATTTATTAGCACATTAATTTTCACTTATCTTGACAAATCAAGCAGTTATTCCGTTATCCGTACGTCTTGCGTCTGAACATTACACGCTCCACTGACTGATTTGCCCAGAAAATTATGCAACTTCGTAACCTGCAACTTTTGGGCTTTAACCGTCTGATAATCAAAACCTGCATGCTGTTACAAACTTCGAACGGCAAGTTGACGGCAAGTTGCAACTTTGCAACCGGAGGGAAACGGAAGGCACGAGAACGGGCTTGGTTACAAACCTTATTTTTTTGTAACCTGTTTTGTAACCGGATTTTGTAACCGTTTTGTGACCTGCTTATCTTTTTATGAATGAGCCGTTTTTATTCTTTTTTCAAACACTGGTTACAGAGTTACAAAAATTTAGTAGAAAAAAGGGGAAAAGGTGTGGAAAGCCGGGAAGCGCCCTTCTGGTTCCTTGACCTCGGGCAAATAAAAAACACGGACAATTGTGCCCGTGTTTTCTTGTCGAGTATGCCTTTTACCGCTTGCCGGGAGGCTTCTTCATCAGCCGCCTGAACTTGTCGGGTAGGAAGACGCGCCGCAGTTTGGTATAGTCGGTGTTCAGCTCGAAGTCCATCCAGTGGTCTTGCGCCGCCATAAACGCACCGACAGCTACCAGCATCCATTTCAGCTTGTCGCCTTCCGCCTGCAGGTTGAGCCGTGTGCCGGGGCGCATCAGCTCCAGGTAGTCGTACACCTGACGGATGTACCGCTCGGCATCGCCTCCGTCCAGCAGGGCAGGAAGGTAGCGTTCGTAGTACTTAACGTATTCAGAACGGAACTCCTCCATCGTCTTCTTCTTTAGGGTTGAAGTCATCGGCGGTCAATACCTTGTCGGTGGTGCGCAGGTAAATCATGTCCTGCGTCTTGCCGTCTTTATCCTTGCGCATCAGGCGTCCGGAAGCGTTCTGCATCGATGCCGGGTTCATCTCCGCCACGTAGGGGCATATTTCGGAGAATCCTTTTAATGCCTTGGTGAACCGCTGCATCGTCCAGTACGCTTTCGATACCTTGGCGAAGTCGACAAACGCCTCGTAAGCCTCTTTGCGCACGATGAGTCTGTTCAGGTTGTCGCCCTCCTGGGCGAAGTATCCGTATGCCCAGTCTTCGAAGCTTCCGCCCATGTCGCTCTTGTATTTCCGTTTGATGATGTTGTCCATGGGCGGCTGCACCTTTACGCCGCAACCGGCCATGGAAAGGTAGAACTGCAGGCATTGGGCAAAGAAGTTGATGTCCTGGTTCCAGTCATCATCGGTATAGTCGGTAGCCGTCATCAGGTTGCGCCCGAAATCATCGCGGATAGTCCGGGTCTCCAGGTAGTCGTTCTCCGGAGTCTTCTCGTGGTAATAATCGGAGAATACCATATACAATAGTCTCGCGTTTGTCGAAGCGTCGAAGTCGCGCGGCACGAAGTTGGTGGTGAACCCGAACTTGGGCGAGTCTTCGAACTCGATAAAGAACGAGCGGTTGTTTTTGGGATTGACCGTCATGCCGCTGGTGATGTTGTCGTAGAACAGCGAAGTGCTCAGGTAACGGTCGCAGTCATCAACGAGGATGAAGTCCGTATGCTGGTCCACCTGGTCATAGACGTGCGGGTTGTCCATCAGCTTGGGGTTTCGCCCCGACAGGCTCACCGTGCGCATGAAAAACCGGAACGCCTTGAAGAGAAATGATTTGCCGCTGCGCCCGTTGCACTGGTCTTCTTCGCCTATCTTGTTGTCCATGGCGAAGAGCGCCCATGCCCGGCTCGGTGACTTGTAGCGGTGCAGGTTGTACCCGATGGCGTATATCTTGTTCACGAGGTTCAGCTTCTGTTCGGCAACCTCGTCGGCAGTCAGCAGCGGTCCGGCGATGTCGAACTTGTGCTCCGCCCGGTAGCGGTCGGCTTCGTCGGCTCCCTTGTCCTCCCACGCATACTCCAGCTCCTTGCGCCAGTAGATACGGCTGGTATTGATAAGGTAGCGGAAGAAGCAGCTCTGGTGCTCTTTCACATCGATGTCGAACCGGTCGCACCCCTCGGCGTCTTGCATACGCTTTATCTCGAACATCGGAGGAAGCACTTTGACCTTGTGACCGATGACGTTCGATTCCCACACGCTGCGTCCGTCGGGCAACATGCCTTCGTGCCGCTAGATGCCGTCTTTGGTCACCAGCCAGCAGCAGTCCGGGAAAAAGAAGTACTGCCCCGTGGGGGTATAGCTGGTAAAATCCAACCGGATTTCATCAAGGAGCGAGAGCGACGATTCGCTGGTGCGCGGCGAATCGAGTATCAGGTTGCGGATATCCACCGGCAAGAAGCGGTCTACGGTGAACTGGCGCAGGAAACTGGTAATGTCTTTCGCCTTTATCTGGCGCACGATGCTGTCTCGGATATGGATGTAGCGCACGGTGTCGCTGTTGTCGTCGTGCAGGGTGTAGAATCCGTTCAGCGTAAGGAAGTAGTGCAGGTGGGCGGTGTTGATGGAGTACGTGGTCTTCTTGCTCCGCTCGCTCCACTGGCTGTCCCAGAAGCGTGCGGGCATCGCCAGCTGCAGCAGGTTCTGGAAGTCGCGGTAGTCGGGTCGCAATTCCACAAAGTCACGAAAATCCTTGCGGTGTTTGCCCCGTTGGTCACGGTATCCCGTGAGCCACGAGGGCAGCCACACGGTATGGATGTCGAGGAAGCGCAATGCCAGTTCGCGCCCCTTGCGGATGCCGGTCGAGTCGATATCGGGTATGTTATACAACCGCTCCACGTACTTGTATATCTCCTTTATCTCTTCGGCGGTGACACGATAGGTCTCGCTGTTGAACCACAACGGGTGGTAGCCCAACGAACGGAGGCACATCGAATCGCGCTCGCCGCTGCAGATGAAAGCCTCAGGCAGCTTCTTCTCCTTATATACCTCGTCCTCCTTGGCGGTGCGGCGGAACTCGGCTTCCTCATCTGCATTGAATTTGCGGTAGGCAGCCCGCAGTTCCGCCATGCCGTTGATGTACTGCTTGGGTTTCGCGCCCTCGGGCGTATAGCTGAACCGCCACTGCTTGTCTGGGTTGAGCGGTTCGTAAATCTTGTAGAAAACGGAAGGCTTGCCCGGTTCGGGCTTGTCAACGGTGCACTCGCGCATGAAGATGGGATACGTGGGCGTGGAATACTTCGTAATCACCTCGCGGTTCTTCACGTACGAGATGCTACGTGCCACGTGCCAGTGCAGGGCATCCACATGTTCCTGTTTCACGCGCGGCCCCATTATCTTCAGCTGGTCGGGCGTAAACTTCTCTTCCAGCTCGAAGAACCGGCTGCCCTCTTTTTCATCCACAGTAGCCGGACGCTTGCGGATATCGGGCTTGTTGACCGAGCGTTTCAGTTCATCGGTCACGTTGTAGCGTGCCGCAAGCCGGGCAATCGCTTCGTTGAACCGCAGGTTCTCTTCTGTCATGCAGATGTCGATGGGACTCATGGCGGTGGCAGTGTCGCCGAAGTCGGTCACCTTGTAGCAGTCCTGGAACCGCTTGATGCACGCCGAAGCGTCATCTTCATCGGGGCGGCGCTTGAACTTCTTCTTGTTATCCACGCACCCCTCGGCTTGCGGGTAATAATAGAGTATGATGTCCAGACCGTCGTGCGTGGCGGCGTAGATGTCGGTAGCTTTAATCATAAGGCAGACGGGGTATTAACAGGTGCAAAGGTGGTCAATTCTTTTCGGATATGGCAGGACGCACATCGACGGAAGTCTCCACACCTTCCTGCCCGATGCCCAATCCCTTCAGCAATGCGCCTGTAAGCAGGAACGGCAGACCGTGGCGGTCGTGCTCCTTCAGGTTGGCAGGCTTGCCAAAAGCTTCGAACTCGTAGCTGCCGTATTTTTCGTAGTCATGCGTCACATTGATGTACAATTCCGTCCCGTTGCCGCCCGTTAGCGTAATACGGCACGTCTCCCTTACAGCTCCCAGCTGATCTGCCCAGTACCAGCGGTCCAGGTGAGGCTTGCTGTCGAGCCTTACCTGTTTGTACACCATCGGCTTGTTGCCGCGTTTCATCAATACCTGGTCGGTCACGGTGCCCAGCTCTCCGGTCTGCAGCACCCTGACGCGTTGTTGTTTCGTGTTCTTGTCTTTTTTCATTGTTCCGTGTCATTTAAGTTATAGTGCCGGTTGATGACGCGGCTCATCACCGCGTTGAAGTCGAAATCCGTGTCCGGACATTCGATGATGACGGTCTCCAGCATGGTGCCGTTCGCATCATCGTAAGGCACGCCCCGCTGGATGTGTACGGGCAGCCGCCCGGCACGGCATTCATCGATGAGCGCCTGCAGCAGCCCCGTCTCGATTTCTAATTCATACTTCATCATCCAATTATTAATTATTAATTGTTAATTATTAATTACCCAAGGTGTTCCTCCATCAATTCGGGCAAGTCTATAAGCAGCTGTTCCATGCAGCCCATGGGGGCTTGCAGGCAGGTCAGGTAGAGGTTGCTCAGGTCGTCGTCGATGGTCTGCGCGCGGTCTACACGCACGTAGAACAGGCGGTCTACGGCGTCCACGAAGTCCATGTGCCCGCTCAGGGCAAATCCGCAGGTGCACACCAGGATGCCTGTCGGCGTGGGGCGCGGAATCCAGATGCGGTATCGTTCATCGGGCGAGGCGATGCAGGCAAAGCCCCGCACTTGCTTGATAGTTGTTTTTGTTTCCATGATTATTCTGTTTTAATAAGTTGGTAAATCGTCGGGGAGGTTTGGAGAATCGAACTCCATCGGGTCGAAGTTTACACGCTACCCAAGTCGTGTCTAAACCTCCTTGTTTTTCAGCCTGTTAGCTATACCCGAAAACACACCGCGGTGCGTAGCCCGATACATAGCGGTTCGATGGCAGTTTCAGCGCGGTGAAACCGCTCACGAAGCGCGGTGCGTTGGCAGGCGTACCGCTATGCGTTTCCCGTTGTGGCATTTTGTTTCCTATTGCCGTTATTATCCTCTTTGTTAGAAAGAAGCATGAAAGTCCCAGTATTCTAAAAATTCATCATTTTTAGAAATTTCTTTTCGTTTCCTTTTCCGCATATTCGTTATGATATACCTTGCGGATTTATAGAAGAACGGACGTAAGCCGTAAATGGTGCGTTTCCTCTCCTGCAAGGTTTTGAAGAACTGTTCTACCGACTGGCTGAACACTTCCTCTCTCATCTCGGGATTGTAGACCCGTAACGTATTATACATATACCATTTCACTTCTTCCTTGATGCTGTGTACCATCCTTTCTATGCGACCGCCATTTCCGGTCTCGTAATATTCGAGGATAGCATCGCAAACCTCCTTGCAGAATTCGTACCTCTGACTGACTTCTTCCATGTCCAGTGGAGAAAGTCTGTAAGCTCTTATCCCCTGCAGGGTTTGAATCCATTTTTCCTTTTCTTCTACCTTGAATTCTCCGTGTTCCATAGATATGAATACGTCTTTCCCTTTCAAGTCCAGTGGGTTAATGCCGTGGAGAGCACAATAATACATCCGCACCCAAGACGAGTAGAACCGCGTGCCGCAGTCGCTCCGGTAAGTGCCGATAAGCGACTTGCCTTTCAGCTTTTTCTGCACACATTTCCCCCACTTCAGGCTCCTGGCTCTTTCGTCAGAACTGACCTCGTAATCGGAGAATCCCGGTACGGAAATCCATACTTCATTTTCCTTGCTTGCCATATTAATAATGTTTTTTATTTGACCCTAAGAAAGCCAAGTTACCTTTGAGCGGAATGCATTGTTTCCAAACGTTCCACTTGCAATGGTAACTATATTCATCTTTCATGTCGCGGGTGATGAATATGTCAACCTCCCATAAATCTTGGTCCGTATCTCTTACCAATACTGGAGTGAAGTAAGTGATGCGTTTCTGCCCATTATTTTGTTAAATAAAGAAGTATCCTTCATTTCAATTTTGTTATTAATCCTTTATACTTATAGTGCGTTCTATTCTCACCCTTCCCGTCCGGTATCGGCAGAAGTGATATTCATTCATCATTTCTCCAGTGAGAAAGAGACATATCAGACATACCGCTCCGATAGTGCGTTTCAATGGAGACAGGTCGAAGCTAATGCCGAATGTTGTGCAGAACCACCAGGCTGAAAGCTCATTTATCTTGCCGATATGCAGCTTGTCGTACACCTTGCGCAAGATGTTGTCTACCGTGTAGCGGGAGATGCCCAAGTCATCAGCCACTTCTTTTTGCGAAGCACCCCACGCAATGCGCTCGGCTACTTGGCTTTCTCGGTCTGTGAGGATTGAGGAAGTTCTGTGATGTCCCATACGTCTGTGATGTTGCGGCGTGCGAATGCCTGTGTAATGGCTTCGAATCTTGGCAGGCTGATGTCAATAATACCTGCATTCATAACATTGTAGAAGTAACTCCGTTGAGTGATTCGAAGAATGCTTTTTAATTCCTCACGCAGTTCGTCCCTATCTTTTAGGGTCACTTGAAGGTAGCCTTTCCGGAATGAATAGCGTTTTTTCGCTATTGCTTTAGTAGTGTTTTCTTTGTACATTTGTTGCATACGATTTAATCATTTGCTGCAAATATATTGTGAAAATACAATATATGCAAGTTTTATTTGTGTTTTTTCAATATGGAAAATGAAATTATTAGAAGATTGGAGGAATATATGGCTTATGCTGGGTTAAACGACAACCAAGTAACTGTTCAATGTGGACTTTCTACAGGTATTATTGGAAATGCAAGAAAGAAGGGTAGAAGTCTTAATGGGAGTAATATTGTGAAAATTCTATATACTTATAAAGATCTAAATGCCCGTTGGTTCTTGACTGGTGAAGGTGAAATGCTTTCAACAATTGAATCTGTAGCCAATACGGAGTTATCTTCTTTCTTAAAAATTCAAAATAGAGAATTGCAAGAAAAAGTAGAGCGGCTGAACCGTGAAGTAGGGGACTTGCAGCGACAATTATCAGAACTGAAAAAAGCCAATGCCCATCAGGAAGAAAATGCTGTTTATGCCGTTGCAAGCGGATCAGATTTGGAGAAATAGAATATGTTATACCTAAATACTAAGTATTATGAGTGAATATGTATATCGAGATAAATTATTTCAAATTAAAGAAGAAACCATAACAGGCAGAAACAGACAATAACAGACAGTAGACAAATAGACACTATCACAACATATTGAAATACAGCGTGTAATATTAATGTAGACATTCCCTCCAGGTCCACTATTAAAAATATAATCCGCTTATTTACAGCGGATTATAT